TGATTATACCAGTTCTCTAGCTCCTATCAAAAGTACAACTGGAAATACTTACAAGTCTTGGTCCGCCAAGAATGTAACTGAAGGTGCTGATACTACTGACTACGAAACCTATAAGAATTGGCTCACTAAAACATATTGTGGGGAAGCTGATGTAACTGACCCATATCATTACAGTGAGGGCAATTACACTTATGGTGGTAAAGGTAGTCCTCTAAAGCTCTGGGAAATTGAGGACCTGATTACTGATTACATTCAGCAAAATCAGAATGATGTAAATAAGCTTTGTATCTTTGGAGATGCACTTTCAGGTCATCTTAAAGATATTGAAGACTATGTGGGCTTTGGTATGGATAATTTTTGCTCTTGAGTATCATTATATGATGAAGGACGCTTTATCTAGTGTCCTTCATCATACCTCACGCCTCACCTGTTAGTGGTATAATCGTTTCACACCCATCTGAACTCAAAACTATGTCCGTAATCTTTCAAACAACTCCTCCTTCCGTTCGCATTCATAATCTTCCCAAAAACTCTCATTTCATTTCTTATCGTGTAGATGAGTTACTCACTCTCTCTGCGTGGATGCCTGATAGGTTTCAAACAATTAGACAGGAAACCAGTTATGATAATGATGACTTCTATCACCAACACTGTGAGGATTGTCACCGATGCAGTTCTGGTTATCTAGACCAGTATTATGATGAAGAACTAGAAGAGATTGATTGGAACCAAGTTCCTGGTGGATATGAAGGACATTGTAGTGTTTATGACGACGGATATCACGGTCAATCTTGCCCTGAAGGTAATGAAGCTGAGCCCGAAGACCTTGAATTTGATATTGCAAATATGGTCTTTGAGATTAAACTCAATCATCTAGGCGACCCACCTCGTTACAATAGGCAACACGATAGCGCATATCTTCGGGCAGGTAAGCTCATTGATGGGCGTATCTTTAATACGCATAACCGAGGCGCATCTAATGTGTTTGGTACTGAAGCATACCCTGAAGGAATTTGCTGGGGTTCAAATCTACGACCAGATAACTTGCGGGAGATTGTAACTAATTACTTTCTTACTCCATTCAACAATGACCTTACATCTCTAGGCACATTTCAATATAATTGTGGAGATTTGAGAACTGATGCGGTAAATGACCACCGATACACTCGTAATCGCAATGACCTGTTCTTGTGTTATGGAGATGTAGCCGATGCTCTTCTCGTTGTAGATGCGGAATTGGATGTGAATGCATTCTTTACTCTCTTGAGTGCTGGATATAATTCTCTACCCGAAGCTCCACACGTTATGCTAGTTCCAATCAAGGAAGTTTCCATTACAAAGAATGGAGCTACTTTTGTGGGCTATCAGACAGTTTCAGATGCAGTTTCTAAAAACTGGTTTGTAACTACAGAAGGACTTTTGGTCGGTCAAATCTAAAGAGATATGCGTAGTGGACGGTAAATGCTCCGTCCACTACTTCGCACATTCATCACATTTCTATGCTACTCTATTGAGGTTCTCACAAGACAAAACTATGACTTTCGCTCCTGATAAAACTTTTGTAATTGGTTCTGGTGGCTCTGGTGGTCATCTTATTCCTGCGCTTTCTCGTCTTCTTGCTTATCACCAGCCCACTCAATCTTCTACTTTGATGGTGATTGATGGTGATGAGTATGAAGAAAAGAATATGACGAGGCAAATTGTTGCTCCTAGCCAAGTTGGTCTAAACAAAGCTCGTGCAATGCAAGACTTCTGTTCATATCAAGGTCTTAATAACGTGACTAGCAAGGAAGACTTTATCTCTACTTCTACTTTCATTCCTCTTCTTCGCAATTCCAACTGCCCGATGATTGTGGCTTGTGTGGATAATGATGCAACTCGTCTTGCTCTCATCAATGCGATTGAAAGCACTTGTAAAGAGAAGGATTTCTTCTTCATTACTCCTGGTAATTCTGATGGTATTGAAGAGGTAAAAGGTCAAGCTCTCTGGTGGGGTCGTATCAATGGAACTACGATTGGAATGAACCCAACTCTGGCTTACCCTAACATTGAGACACCTCAAGATAGTATTCCTCATAAAGGTTCTTGTGCCCTTCACGCACCTTCTCGTCCACAACTTATCGCAGCTAACTTTTTTGCTGCCAGTATGACTCTGATGGTAATTCAAAATCTTCTGGACGGTCAGATTGTAAAGGAACAAAGCTCAATGTTCTTCAATCTTCGTAATATGAAGACTTCGGTTTCGTAATTCTGCATAGTGCTGGGACACTTTTTGTTCTGGCACATTTCTCCCCCTTTTACTCGTCCACTCACCCTATACTACTCAAACACTCAAGGAGCGAAAGAAAACTATGGCTAACGACACCACCACAATTCAAGAGAATATTCTTAAAATTGATAATGTCTATAATGCATTGAATTATCTTCTGGAAGAAATTCAAAGCAAGAAAGACCAGATTGTTCAAGCAGCCGATGTAAACCAGAAGGTTATCAACCATATGGAAACTCGGGACTATAGAGATACTCTGATTAATCATATCCGTGAAAATTATGGTCTAGGTCTCTATCAAGAAGTCGCATTTCTTGTGATGGAAAAGATTGATGATAGTATTGTTGAGTTCATCAATACTCGTGTAGATGAGCGACTTCGTGCTGCTGGTGTGAATGTTCCCGAGGCTGTTGTGGGGGGCTGAAACGCCCCTCTTTTTCTCATCATGAACTACTTTAAAGAATACGAAAGGATTAAAAAAGCTAAAAATTCAATTCAAGTTGATTCAAGATGGAGAATTATTACAGCCACTAGTGGCTCTGGGGGTTCAAATGTAGCAGGAAGAACTGTTACAGTGAGAAGTGTAAGTATGAATGTGGTTGAATATTCATACGAACCCCGAGCTACTGCCCCAATCTTAGGTGATTTTACCTACGAAAGACCTATTGATGTCTTTAAAAGAACCTTCTCTCCAAGACTATGAACTACTTTCAAGAATACGAGGCTCGTAGAAACCTTTATAAAAACATTAAACCTGGAAGTCTATGGAAATGGAATGACGCTACAGATGACGATTTTCGTCCTTGGTTGTGCGTAATTAAAGTTGAAGATAATAAAGTTTATTATCGTTACGAAAATCGTCCAGATTACCCAGTTCCATTTACCCTGCAAGAAGTATGTATGAGAGATTTAAATAGATTTCCATTAATAGCATCACCGTTTGTGCCAGTTATTGAACTGGCACAGTAGCTCACAATTTCAGCCCATTATGTCCTACACTACTCAAGTCAACCAACCTCCCCACATTATGGAAGTTTCTACTCTCGGTTTTGATTACGGCAATGGTATTACTGCTCTTGGTATGATTGGAGTTGTAAGCACTCTCATCATTCTGATTTCGGTATTCCGTTCCTATTACAACTCGCCTCTTCGTAAGTAATATCTAATAAATAAGTCAAATTCAAACATCACTATGGAAGTTATTAAAAGCATCAAGGAACTGGAAACTGAACTCAAATCTGAAAAGAAAAGATTTGATAAGGTTCAGAAACGCTTGAAGAAATGCACCAGTTCTTATGAGTATGAAAATCTTTATGATGAGGCAGAAACTCTTCACGAAGATATTCTTCAACTTCAACTTCTAATTCAAGAAGAACGTCGTAAGAAAAAACGAGACCAAGAAATGCAGGAACTTCTGAATCACTAAAATGACTACTTCATTCTTTCAACAATACGAACAGCGTAGGAAGCGTTATAAACCTGGAGCCATCTGGGTTGATAAAGGTGGTCATATCGTCCAAAAACTTCAAATTATTGATAGGTCTAAACTTTCACCTGAAATTAAGGTAGAGGAATTATACCAAACGGGCGATACAATTAGTTTTGAAGTACTAGAAACTGCATATGAGAGTAAAAGATTAGCAAGAGGTACGATTGCAAACTGGTCTAAAGATTACATGGAATATAATTATGAGGTAGCGATTGATGGTTGACCTTTACTCTGAAATTCTTAAAATGACACCTTCTGACTTACATCAAGAAAAGTATTATTCAATTCCTTTGAATTCTACTCAACTTACAAGTGTATTAGACCTTCTTGCCGAAAACGGAGAAATTGTAATTCTATCAGATATCCGCACCTTTCTAAAGGAAGAATACGGTGTTAATTATGTTCCTTTTTACGAGAAAGACTAATGACCTTTGACCTTAACTATTACACTACGGAAAACTTTGAATTTCTACTCACAGTAAGTAGTGGATGGACACAAACCTACAACTTCATTAAGGGTATGAATAATCTTGAAGAATGGGAACAAAACACTCTAGACCAACTCATTCTTTCCGAAAAGGTCTTTGATGTTTAATTCCAAATGAAAATGCGTAACATGCTATGTAAAATTACAAATTTTTTGGAAGATTATCGCACAGAAATCATCGTATTTGGTCTTATTGGTATTACATTTGGCGGGTTAATTGGTGTACTAATTCACGCCAGAAATCAACAAGAAGAAGCCTGGCAACAGTTTGTAGTTGACCATGAATGTGTGATTGTTGGACGTATTGCAAGTTCAACCCAAACAGGTTATGGTTATGGACTTACTAGTTCTGGGCAATATGGTTATGGCGTGGTTTTTACAACTGAACCAGAAAAAACAGTCTATGATTGTAATGATGGAGTAAGGTACACAAGATGAAAAATAACGGATTAGTGAGGTTCAAATGACAATACTCTTGGATAAGTTTATTGAATTTTGAACTTTCTACTTTGGACGCTTTTTGAAGCGTCACACTACACTTGACTTGCTCCTGCAAGTGTGCTATTCTAAATAGGTTCAACCAAATCAAAGGAGTGAGATTGCTGATGTCTAATTTCTCTTATCTGCTTCACGACGATTATGAAGATTTCGCTCAGCGTTTTCTTGGTGTTGAATATGAAGACCTCGTAAATCTAGAACTTGGTTATTCTGATTATGAGGATGTAGAACTCGTAGAGTTTGAAATTCCTTCCTTTGTTTGAACTTATAAGTGTAAGGTAGGATTATTTCTTACCTTACACCTACTATATAAGTTGTATGCGGAATTGGTATATTGATTGTGCCCCAGCCTTCCAAGCTGGTGAAGTGAGTTTAATCCTCACATTCCGCTTTTTCACATAATACTGTATGTGAACCTTATGGGCATATAGTGAAGTGGATTATCACACGGAGCTTCTACCTCCTTATCTCTGGTTCAAATCCAGATATGCCTGTTGACTATAAAACCTAAAAGCTTTATAGTCTTTTAACCCCTACAAAAGAATGAGGAACCAAATTATGAGTAAAGCAGCAGTTCTTAAGATGGCGTCTGAACTTGTAGATGAAAATCCCGATGCAGCAAATCTTCTAATTCAACTCTCTAAATCAGATACTGGAGCTGATATTATGAATGCATTGAATTTTTATGATGAAACGCTTGAGGCTTCCACTGTAAGTCTTTGAGTTAAGTCTTACTAAATATGAATTACTCTAAAGCTCTTTGAGCTTTAGTTTTAATGGCCGTCAGAACAGGTGTTCAGAGGAGCCTTATAAACTCTTTCCGCCAGATTAGCGGCTTTGGCAGGGTTCGATACCCTGGGCGGCTATTTACTCATCTATTTTCTAATAGATTTTTAGGATGAGTAAATAGTTAAACTTATTTGAAAAAGTGGAAAGTATGAAGTCCGTGAATTTTAAATTCACACTATGCATCTACTTTTCATATGCTCCTTTAGCAATCTGGTGAATGCAGCGAACTCATAATTCGCAGGAGGCGTGTTCAATCCACGCAAGGAGCATAAAGAACCCAAATAGGACACTTATTCAACTGTCCCTATAATCGCCCGTAGCACCTGAAAGGGTGCTATTCTTGTATGAACCGTTGGGAGAGATAAGTCCTCAATGAATTACTTTCAAGAATATGAAAAGTTAAGAAAAACTAATGCTCTAATCACTTCAGGTAGTATTTGGGAGGATTGCTGTGGAGAGGTTAGAATTTTATATAAAACCAAATTTACTGTTTTTTATACTAATATTCCTACTGGAGGAAGGAATGGTTATCCCCTCAGTAAGTTTAAAGAGCACTTTCACAAAGTAGGTTAAAATTATGAATTACTTTCAAGAATACGAAAAACTAAAAGCAGCTAATCAACTTCTTACTCCAGGTAGTATTTGGATAGATAACATTGGAAAGGTTAAAGTTAATTATGTTACAGAAACTGAGGTTAATTTTCAATGCTTGCATAACGCTGATATTATTAGTAATTATGTAAAATCTCAGTTTTTTAGACACTTTAGAAGATGTATCGCGGATTAGAACAATGACAAAGATTAAAATTTTCAGCGATATTCACTTGGAGTGTTTTGCTTCAGGTCAACCTCTTCCTGATTTAGGGCGAGGAGACACACTTATCCTAGCAGGAGATATTCTTTCCGCTAGGTATTTCAAAACTGATGGATACCTTCATAGTGTTTATGATACCTTTCTGGAAAATTGTTCCAAGAACTTCAATCAAGTTCTATATGTATTAGGAAATCACGAATTTTTCGGGTTCAATTTTGAAGGAACTTTTAAAACTATTCGTGAAAATCTTCCTGATAACTTTCACCTCCTAGATAACGACACCGTTAAGATTGGGGATTGGAATTTTCTTGGATTCACTTTTTGGACTAATTTCCGAAATGCAAATCCAATTGAAATGTTAGATGCCGAGCAATATATGAATGATTATAAAGTCATTCGTATTGCTTCCAATTATAGAAAGTTGAGAGCACAGGATACTCTTAACTTACACCTTAAAAGTAGAGATTATCTTCTCAAACAACTTGAAACTCTCAAGGAGAATGTATTCGTAATTAGTCATCACGCTCCAAGTTATCGCTCCATTGCAGATGAATTTAAAACTGCTTCTTGTAATGGTGCATACTGTAGTGATTACGATGGTTTGATTATGAGCAATCCACAAATTAAATACTGGGTTCACGGTCATACCCATACGCCTTTTGATTATAAAATTGGAGAGTGTCGTGTGATTTGTAATCCTGTTGGCTATCCCTCGCAAGACACTGGTTATAAGCCAGACTTATTCATTCGGGTATAAATATAAATGTCTCTAGGAACGGCAATTCTCTACAGACAAGATTTGGTGCTCTTTTGAGCACCTTTTCTACTATAAATAGTAATGCCGTTCATAGAGAATAACAATGACTTTACAAAGTCCAAGAATTTACACATATAAAATTACCTTTGAAGAAGTTCCACATTACTATTATGGAGTTCATAAAGAGAAGAAATATAATGAAGAGTATTATGGTTCTCCTAAAACACATAAATGGTGTTGGGAGCTTTATACGCCAAAGAAGCAGATATTAGAATTATTTGAATACACAGATGAAGGTTGGATTGAAGCCCAAGAAATTGAAAAAAGAATAATTAAAGTTTTTTATAATTCAGATATAAATTGTCTAAATCAAAGTTGTGGAGGCAAAATTTCATTATCACTGCTTAAGTTGAGTGGTAAAAAAACAGGAAATTGGTGTAAAGAAAATAAAATTGGCATCTTTGCTTTGACTCCAGAAGAACGAAGTGAACATAGTAGAAAAGTAGGCAATCAAAACTATGAAAATCGTGTAGGTATATTTGGACGAACACCAGAAGAAATGAAAGAGAATGGTAGAAAAAGTGGATTAAAAAATAAAGAAAATAAAACTGGAGTGTGTGGTCAATCAATAGAAAAAATGAGAGAAAATGGTAGAAAAGCTGGTATAATTGCAAAAGAAAATAAAACTGGCATCTTTGCTTTGACTCCAGAGCAAATGAAAGAAAATAGTAGAAAATCAGGTATTCAAAACTATAAAAACTGTGTGGGTATATTTGGACGAACACCAGAAGAAATGAAGGAGAATGGTAGAAAAAGTGGATTACAACATAAAGAAAAAGGGACAGGTATCTTCGCTTTAACTTCAAATGAAAAAAGCGAACTTGGTAGAAAAAGCTGTAGTCAAAAATGGAAATGTTTAGAGACTGGATTTATTACAAATGCAGGAAATCTTTCCAAATATCAAAAAGCAAGAGGTATAGACCCTTCAAAAAGAATAAGATTATCCTAAAGGACACTTTTTCAAGCGGCACTCCATTGCTCCTAGGAGGCGGTGAGGGTGCTATACTTCATATATGAAGCGGGGGCAACTCCTTCGCCTCTACCACCTACACTACACTTTTTGAGAGGTAATTTTTATTATGGCTAAATCTCCGAATATTCGTTTCCCCCGCAGTGAAGCTGGGTTCTACAGCGTCACTCAAGATGGTGAATTGGTTGGTTACATTATGCGCGAAGTGACTGACGACAAAGAAACCAACTGGTATATCTTTGATAATGCAACTCCTGACCTGGATGTTGCGATGCTTCATCCTGAAGATGCGATTGATGCACCTGATGGTCTTTTCCGTGAAGCCAAGGAGAACGCTAAAGCATACTTCCTCAATCGTCCTGTGATGGTTCAAGTTGAAGCCCCTGTAGCTCCTCTTGAAGAAGCACAATGGAGTGATGGAGATGAAGATGATGCCGAAGATGACGACGTGATTGAGGATAATAACATCTTCGTTTCTGATGATGGTGAAGTTGAACTCTTTGAAGATGAGCTGGAGTTTGATACTGTGGACGCCGAAGAATTCGTTCTGGCTTGATGTTTCATACGTCGGGGGAGTGTGTTATTCACTCCCCTCCTTTTTTTCTTTTGTGAGCTTTACATAATGAATTTAACAACTCTGGATATGTTTGAAGACCAAGCAGATGAAGAAGCTGCACTAGAATTTACTTCTTGGGTGAAAGATAAAGCAGAAGAAATTGGAGTGTCTGAAGATTACTACTTGCTGGAGTTCATTTAAAATGAATTATTTTCAACAATACGAAACTGAACGCAAGCATCTTAAAGTTGGTAAGATGTGGATTTGTAATGATCCAAGAGCTATATTACAAAGTATAGAAACTTTAGGCGAAATCATTGAAATTATAGAGATTATTGATATTGGGGATCAAAGAGCTTATGGGGAGCAAAGAGCTTATCGGTATTTCGTTTTATCCGGTAGATATAAAGGTAGAAAATATCAAACATCAAAGCCTAGTTTTATCAAGTGCTACAAACCTTATACTGGCGCAAAACCTTCTGAGGTTAAGGAACTATCTAATGTTTGATTGGAAAGTTGATATTATCACAGAGAGTGGTCAAGTTAGAACTATTAAAGTTTATGACTTTACTTTAAAATCAGATGCAGAAGCAGCAGCACTCTCTCAAAGTGGTGGAGGGCAAGTTTATTATTCCGCTCCTTTTGTGGAGAGTATTCAAAGCACCCCCCAGAATAGTAATTCAGAACCCTTTCGTGGATTTGATGTGAGTGATATAGAGTTTGATTACTCTACTAAACAGGGGCTTATTGCTGGATACATAGCTGCTACAATTCTCCCCACATTCATTTTGTGGTGCATCAATCCAATACCTTCTATACTCTTTAACATTGCATTTGCCCGATGGTGGTTCACTGATTAAAATGAAAAATCTTCGTCCGTATCAAGTTAAGGCTCTAGCATCTTTGAATACTCATAACAAAGGAATAATTATAATTCCAACAGGTGGTGGTAAAACTCTTATCTTTATGGAAGACATAAAGAGAAGAATTTCACAGTCAGAAACTCCACTCACTATTGTAATTGTTGCTCCGAAAATTCTCCTTTCGTCTCAACTTTCAAATGAGTTTGAAGGCTATCTCAAAGGCTTTTCTAATGTATTTCAATCTCATATTCATTCGGGTGAAGATGGTATCACGGACCCTTCTGAAATCATCACCGCTCATAATCTCATTCAAGAGCTAAACTATCATCACCTGATGTTTACTACATATAAGTCTCTTCCTCGTATTCACGAAGCGGGTATTGATATTGATGTCGCAATCTTTGATGAGGCGCATCACTCGGTATTTGAGTCTAACTTCGTGGGAGTTGCTCAAACATCGGAGACTGCAAAGAATTCATTCTTCTTCACTGCAACTCCTAAACATACCGACAGTAAGACTACAATGGCGAACTCGTCGGTTTATGGTGGAACTATTCTCTCCATTCCTCCAAAGGAACTTGTAAATTCAGCTTACATCTTGCCTCCTCAAGTGGAGACTTATGAGGCGTCTGAAACTGATGATGTTAATATCATTAACTTCATTGATACTATTGAATATATAAATCCAAAAATTCTTGTCGCAGTTCCATCTACGCAAAAGATGATGGATATGTTTACAGAAACCGAACTCCTAAATCATCTACAAGAGCGCGGATTTAATATCTTTCATATTACAAGTAAGTATGGTTGTGTGGTAAACAATGTTAAAAAGACTAGAGTTGAATTCTTTGAAGAGTTGAGTAGAGTAGGTAATGATGATAATGAAAAGCTCATCATCTTTCATTTTGCAATTTTGAGTGAAGGAATTAGTATTGAGGGGCTCTCCCACGCACTTCTCCTTCGTAATCTTTCCATAGTTGATTACGTTCAGACTATTGGACGTATTCTTCGTATTCATCGTGAGGATAGTAAGAAACTTCAAGAAGGAACAATCAAACCTGGAGAATATCATCTCTACAAGAAACCCTGCGGAGTGATTGCTTTTCCTACTAATGATAGTCGTGGTAGTATTATTCAACGCAGACTTCAATCTATTGTGAATACTCTTTTCGTTGAAGGTAAAACTTTGGTTGCATAGATAGTTTATGGTTTATATTAAATTGAAATGTTTGTAAAGAAGTTTCCAAATTCTGGAGATACCATTCACATAAGAATTCCAGCCGCATATAAAGATGTGATTGAGAAACTTATGATTATCTTTGATAAAAGGTTTCCTCCAGAAAAAGGTGTAAATCTAATTCACAAATTTATCAACAACTTTGAGTGAGAGAAGGGAGAGGGCACTTTTTAAAGCGTCCCTAACATCCAGCATCTGTCCCCAGATGTGCTACAATGAGTACAACTCAAGAGAAGTCCAATGCAAGGTTCTAATCACTATAAAATTCACGAGAAGAGCGATAAATCCTCTCGTAATGAAAAAGGTAGACATAAGCCTGTTGCAAAGCGTCAGGCTAAAGCTCGCCTTAAAGCACTGAAAAAGAAACTTGGAGCTTAAAGTGAAGTATTTTTCTCTTGACCTTGAACTGAATAATAAAAAAGATGGAACAGTTCCTAAAGTAATACAAGTTGGTATAGCACTAGGGGAAACTTCAGAGAATATAAAAACCTATTCTTGGTATCTTGACCCCGAAGAAAAAATCACTGACTTTATCTCAAACCTAACAGGCATCACAGACGAAATCATTAAAGAGAAATCTGTTCCTCTTTCACAAGTTGCAGAAGAACTGGGTAATCTTCTGACCGAAGAAAAGCCTTTTTGCAATCCCATAACCTGGGGTGGAGGGGATGCTAATGAACTCAAAAATGAGTTCAGGCAAAATGGAATAAACTTTCCATTCTTCGGTCGTCGCATAGTTGATGTAAAGACCATATTTGTTTATACGCAAATGGTAAATGGTAAGTCTCCCGCAGGTTCCTTGAAAAAATCAATGCGTTCTTATGGTCTTGAGTTTATTGGAGAAAATCATCGGGCGGATGTAGATGCCTATAATACTCTTCGGTTCTTTTTCTATTTCCTGGAACGCCAAAGAGTTTTTGAAGAATATATATGCAACTTATGAAACAAATGAAATAGTATATAAATAAGAATGTCTGTTGATACTGCAATCTCTACAGTCAAAGATTAGGTGCTCTTTTGGGTACCTTTTCTATTATAAATAGTAATGCAGTATCAATAGAATAGAAATGAATTATCTAAAGCATTATTGTAATCTTATTAGGAAAGCAGAGAAAAGGACTCCACCTGAAGGTTATACCGAAAAGCATCACGTATTCCCTAAAAGTATTTTTGGTAAAAATTCTAGGATTGTTAAATTAACAGCAAAGGAGCATTATGTGGCTCACGCATTATTGGAAAAGATTTGCATTCAAAGATATGGTGAAAATCATTGGAAATCTAAAAAAATGAACCACGCTCACATTCTTATGAGAGGTGTAGGTAATAGGAAAGAAATATATTATAATTCTTATATCTATGAGGGTGCAAAAATAAGAAATTCAAAAATATTAACTGGATTTTTCGCTTTAAGTGAAGAAGAGCAAAGAAAAATAAGATCAAAAAATGGGGAAATATCTGGAAATAAGAATATGGAAGAAAGGAGAGGTATATTTTCTCAAACTGATGAAGAAAGAATAAAATCAGCTTCTCTTGGGGGGAAAGCAGTAAAAGAACTTAAGATTGGAATTTTTGGTATGAGTAAAGAAGAGTGGAGTGAGGTGGGTAAAAAAGGAGCAGCCGTAACCAATTCACAAAAATGGAAATGTTTAGAAACTGGATTTATAACTACACCAGGAAATTTATCTCAATACCAAAGAGCAAGAGGTATAGATACATCTAAAAGAGAAAGGCTATACTAGAGCCACTTTATGAACCGGCACAGTTATACTCCAATTTCAAGTTGGCTGTGCTATAATACTTACATAAACACAGAGGATTGATAGATGATGCTTACAATACTCTTCGCTTCTACTTTGCTCTAGTTAATAGACAAAGAAAGCTAGAAGATGCGATGAATCTTCTAAAAACCGTTGCTTTTTAAAACAATGAGTAAAACACAAAGAGACTTTCCCGATTGGAAGAGGTATTATTACCGCAGGCCAAAGACTACAAACGAGATTAGACAAAACACTGGACTTCTTGCCGACATTATAGCAGATGATATTCCCTACGATATTTCTGGTCTCAATCGTATTCATCGTCATATTCCTAACGCTTGGGACGACATTGCTATCGCTGCTTTCTATGAAAGACCCGAGGAACTAAAGCCTTACAACTTACTTTAAACCCTATGTAAATTTAAAAGACAATGGACTATCTTAAATTTAATCCAAAAAATCAAATACTTGTTCTGAACGCAGACTATGCACCTTTAAACATTGTATCAAAGCGTAAAGCACTTCTTTATGTGATTAAGAAAAAAGTGCAAATTCTTTCAGATAGAGTTGTTCGTCTACTCTCCTATGTAAGACTTCCTTACAGTCGCATTATGGCGAATAATGTAAGTCGTAAAGCAATCTTCACGAGAGACCAACATACTTGTGCGTATTGTAGTGCGAAAGAAAATCTTACAGTAGACCACATTCTACCACAATCTCGTGGCGGCCAAGATATTTGGGAAAATTTAATTACTTCTTGTCTTCGTTGTAATCTTAAGAAAGGGAATAGAACTCCTAAAGAAGCTGATATGAAACTTCTTTTTGAGCCTTACAAGCCCTACAATAAAATGTCCCTCACTATTAGGAACTCAAATATAGGAGAATGGAAGGAATATCTATTCGCCTAGTGCCGCATTTTAAACCGTCCATATAGCTCTCCGAAAGGGGAGCTTTTATGTTATGATTACTGTTGTTGGGATGGAGTAATGATTAACCTATGTGAATGTAAACCTGGAGACTTTCTAATCTCAAAGTCAGGACGTTTCCACGTCTATTCTCATTATAGAGGAGAGTTTAGTGGTATGTATCCACACATTGCAGTATCAAATACTCGTAAATTTACTTTTTCATTCACAGATGATGGTAGATATCATATTCCAATTGGGCCTACTGACAACGACATAGTTAAAATCATTCCACAAGAAACTCCAAACATTTACTTTACTCTTTACGAACATAAAAAGAGGTCTACGCTACTATGATTAACCTATGTGAATGTAAACCTGGAGACGGTCTTGTTGCAAAGAATGGGTCTTTTTTCTTTTATGCTCAATTTTATCCTTTTGCCCCCTACAAACATCATATTAAACGCAAATTAAACTATCGTGGGGTATGGTCAGTAACTGATGAGGGTAAGCACTCTATCCACGAAGACTGTGATATAGACATCATTGAAATCATTCCACAAGAAACTCCAAACTTTTACTTTACAACTTATGAAAAGATACGACTTTACAAATGAACAAGTGAGATTGCTTAAGGAAGCAATCAGTGCATATTCAGAACAATGCGCTGTATTTCCAGATAATGAAGGCAATGAGGATAGAATGTGGAAAATGGGAAGGTTATATCAACTTCTTTCCAGTCCTCCAGATACTCTAAATACGGAAGAAAACGACTGCTCCATTTACCCAATCTGCGATTACTAAAATGGTTTACTCTCACACTGTTAACACTCAACTTTCCTTTCAACAAATTGAAAATGCTCTTAAGGGTGCAACTCAAGATGATTTAAATACTCTAGTGAGTGAGATTAGAGTTCTCTATGAAAATGCTTTAGCTATTCAAACACTGTATAATGAGTATAGCTCTGGTGCTTATGATGTGAATTGATTGCCCTCTTTAAGTCTTCTTTAAGCTCTTTAAGACTTTATAAGAACCTAAAGTTAACCCTTTCAAACCACAGAAGGATTATACTCATACTATTAGATAGCGTCAATAGGTATTTCTACTCATTCTATAGGTATAAGAAGTAGTGGATGTGCCGCTTTTTGAACCGTCCACTATGCTCACCGCAGCAACTCCAAAGGTGCTATACTGTAAGTTCAATCAAGCACTGACCTCAAAGTTTCATTATGGCTCTTACCTTTCCGCGTATTCAAGCAGGCGAATATCAAATCAATGACGGTCATAAGCCTGTAGGTTACATCATCAAAAAATCAAATTCAAAATGGATTATGTATAAGTGCAGCAATCCTTCAATGCTGGGTAATCCAATCTCTGTAAAGAAAACTCTCAAAGACCTTAAACTTGATGCAGAGTGTATGATTGGCTCCAGTCCTACACCTTCTGTTGAAATCAATGAAGATAGTCTTGAGCTTGATGCTCTTCTGAAAGACGTAAAATCTCAAAATCCCGACAAGTATGAAATGATGAAGGAAATGCTTGAGACGGATTACGTCATTGACCTGAATGAATACAGGCAAACGGAGAATGGTCTAGAACCAGTGAAAGCACCTTTCAGTGAGTTCCTCACTCCCGAACAAGCAGCAGCTCTTTGATAGTCTCCTGGGAGGTGTTTAATGCACCTCCACCTTTTCTCCTCTCTCTCCCATCTTTCTAATGTATCTACTCAAATTTAAACATACTGGAGATTTCAGTCACAATCTGTCTATTGCACTTGGAGGATGTAGAAAGTTTGTACTTTCGCACATTCAAGTCAGTCATTCTGACTTTTGGAGAGTTCCAGATGTTGGATTTAGTGTAACGCTCTTTGATAGTTCACTTATTCATCTTTATTTTAATTTTCTGGGTCAAACTCTAACTCTTGACTTTTTCGTGTATAACTCTTACTATGTAAAGGGCATCAATGGGTAATTACTTTACTGCTTACAAAACTAAAAGGAGCCTCTATAAAGAGATTACTCCTGGAACTGTTTGGAAACTTAAACATAGTAACATCACATTTGCAGTTCAACGTATTGACCCAGTTAATAAACTTGCATGGGGAATATGTTCTAGAGTAGCGGATGAAATTAATGCTATATCTTTTGAGTATCTTTTTTTATACTACAATCTACTAAAACAAACACAAGAGGTAAAATGATTAAACAACTCACTCACGAAGCACTGGAAAGTATTGCAGAAGCTGCGGAAGATTTTCTAAATGATGCAGGAGTCTCTCTCACTTCACATTCATACGAAAACATTATTCAACAGGCAGAAGATTATGGATTTAGGTATGAGTTCTGATACACACTTACTTCAAAAATCTGCTGGACGAGCAGGAGAGATTCTTGGAGTTCTTGAATGGTATGCTGATGTAAAGTTTCTTCAAATCTTTATGGCACTTCACTCAAATTGTGGTGGTGATGAAGTTTTGATGAGGCATTGGATGCAAACTCCAAATACTCATCTTCAAGGAAAAGTTCCCGCAAACTTGATTACTACCGAACAGGGTATTCAAGATGTTCTAGACTATGTTCTTTATCTTTCTCACTGAATTATGATTTACCCGAAAGTAGGACAGATTTGGATTAACTCCAAGACATATCATGAAGAAACTATTGTTTCAGTTAGTGATAGGATTGTTACCTCTAACTATGATTGTGATTATGAACTATTTCTTGAAACCTATACTATTGATGTTGACGAAAGTGTGAAAAATCTACAAAAACGGGTAGATACTTTACTATACGACATAGAAGAACTTAAAGTAAAAGGATACCTAACCACTTGAAAAACCGGCACACTGTCCCTTGAGTCTCGGTGTGCCTGATGCTATGATGACTTCGTAACCCAAGCAAACTAATGCAACGCTCTGAATACGGAATTACACTTGAAGCAAATGAACTTCGCAACATCATCAAAGGTGTAACAGAAATTCGTAAGTGTCCTGATTGCGAAACTCACGGAGAAAGCTGGACGCTTCATTATGTTTCAGCAGATGACCCTAATGAACTGGAACAATTTAAAAATGTTAGTGAAGTATTTGCTACAAACTTTGTAGTAGAAGATTACCCAGAGTATTCTTGGGGTGAATGTCATCTTTATGATTGCGAAACCTGTGGTGGTGTTGGTTACATTTTTATTGAGGAGTGTTGAAATGACTACTTTTTATGTTATTATGCAAAAACGCCGAGATGGTGAAGTTTATGCTGACTTACATAAAACCAATGAGATAATGTATTTGACTTATGAAGATGCTGTGGAGCATTTTAATAACTCGGAGCATTATAAGGAATACTATCATATTGTAAAAATGATTGCTACACTTGACGAGGAGATTTGAAATGCTTACTGGTGATGACCTACTTAAAAAAGTTCAAAGTCTAGAAACTCTTACGGGAGTTGTTCCTGTTAAACTCGCAAAGTTTCTTTCACAAGAAGTTTGCAAAGACCTAGATTACGATGAAATCTATAAACTTGCCGAAGAAGCAATGTCTCGTAGATTTATGAGAAAGTATAATGTAAAGTCTCTCTGTGAAGACTACGGAGAGCGTTATGACTATGTTTTTCTTGATAATGGAATTGAACCTGCACTATGATTAACCAATCCTTCAAAGTTGAAGATTTTGAATATGAAGCGACTTATGAGTTTCATTTAATCACTAAGAATAATTGGTTGTGTAAGAGATGGGGTAAAGAACTTGAAATGTCTCAAAAAGATGTTGAAAGTCATTATAACTACTTCACTTCTCACTGGCAGGATTATGATGTGACGCTTCTTGAACTGACACAGAATACCTCCCCTGCTTCCTGAATTGCTGCTATGATGACCTCAGCACACACAACCACAAACTCTTATGAAATTCAATCTTCGCAATCTTTTCATTACTGGTATTTTAGGTTCACTTATTGGATTCATTTTCCACAATCCACTAATCTTTGTTCCACTTGCATTTATTACTGGAGTAGTTTGTTCTATTTTTATCCCAGTTCTTAAAAAAGACACCTGACAAACTGGCACAAGACCATTGACTTTGCCGCCAATACCCCGTATACTATACGATTAAACAACGAAACTTCAATGTCTAGAAAATCTTCTTCTACAACCGCCTCTTCTGGTATGCAATTTCCTGGATGGTTAACTATTCTGTTTATCGGTCTAAAACTGACTGGTCATATTACCTGGCCCTGGCTATGGTATTGTCTCCTCTTTGGATTACTATTCTGATTGCACTTTTCATTCTTGCTATTTTCGTAGTTGCTGGTATTTGGAAATGAACAAAGGATTTACTCTCATTGAACTGTTGATTTGTTGTGCTATTGGAGGTATTGAACTGTTGATTTGTTGTGCTATTGGAGGTATTGTGGTTTCTATTGCCTTCGGTGCAATGAATGGAAACTTCGTTCTTCCTTCAAAGCAATCTTGCATTTCTCAAGGAGGCAAATGGACTGAAGGATACGAACGAGGACGTATGACTCAACTCTGCACTTACAATTGAAACTTATGAAAAACTCTATCGGAAAAGAAAACGCAATTGAACTTTATGAGTCTAAATGGTGGGAAGGTCTTTCTCATCAGGAGATTGCAGGAGTTCAACTTTTCGTTACAGAACTCTGTTGCCCTTTTGATGTATTTCACGAGGCAGTTGAGAAATCACTTGGTCGTCCAGTCTTTACTCACGAATTTGGATTGAACTATGATGGTATTTGTGCAGAGTTTCTTAGAGAAAAAGAATCTCCCACTCTTGAACAAATTTTAAGTCTGGTTCCCAACGAAAAACTTGTTGTTTTTTCTTGCTGATTTGATATGGTAATCCGAATTCTAGGTGTTTCTATTGGAGTATCTGCTCTACTCTACATTCTTCTTTTGAGAGGACTTCCAGTGTTGTTCTTTCTTAAGATGATTCCTCTCGCTTTTCTACTCTTTGTTGCGATTGCGTTTATATACGCAGGCGTAACAAAAGATTAATTGTTCCTCATCCTCCCCTTTTTTAATTATGTCTCTCGCAAAAGTCGGTATTGGTGTTGGTGTTGGTGCTCTTGTTCTTGTGCTTACGGCAGGGCAATTCACCACAATTAGCACTGGTGAAAATGGACTATTCGTAGGTTTTGATGGTCAAGTGAAAAATGAAATTTTAAGTCCAGGAATTAAATATGAAGGACTTGGTAATATCAAAGTCTTCAATACTCGTAAGATTACGGTGACTGCAAATGACCTTCGCCCCAAGACTAAAGATAACACCATCTTAAAGGAGATGGATGTGACTGTAACCTACAGCATCAATCCTACTTCTCTCTATGAGTTCTATACTGGTTATGACCTTTCTAATCACAGCGTTGGTGATAGTGGTCAACTTCAACTTATGAGTAGTTACATTGCTCGCCTGATTACTTCTGCCGTCAATCAATCTGTAGACGAGTTCTCTGCACTTGCTGTGAACTCAAGTTTGGAGCAAATTCAGGACACGATTAAAACTAATCTTTCTGATGCTCTGAAGAAAAATGGTCTTGAAGGTAAGATTACCATTGATTCCATTATCGTTGGTAAGGCAGACCTTCCTGATGAGTTGGTTGCTTCCGTAAATCGTGTGGTTGCCGCACAATCTGCGAATAAAGAGCAACAAGTTAAGACACAGACTGCACAACTGAAAGCAGATGAAAATAAGGCACTTGCCTCTACTGTGTCTGCTCAATCACTTGAATATCAAAGGAATGAAATTCTTAAGGCTGCATTTGAGAATGGCTCCATTCAGAAAATTCTGATTGTGAATGGAACTCCTCTTCAGTTCTTCCCAACTGATAAAAACTGATGAAGTATCGTATTGTCTCACGCAACAAATGGGCTGATGGTAGACCTTGCCATTCTCTGATATATTATGCTCAAATGAATGTATTTGGCACTTGGGTTGATTGTAATCTTAATCCTTTTGTTGATGCATACGATTCCTATGATATGGAATTGAAAGTAGTGGAAAAATGGGTGAACTCTCAACTCATTAAAAAAGAACCACTTAAAGAAGAAGTAGTCAAGACTTACGACTGACACTTTCTGAACTGGCACACTACTCCTTCGGGAGTAGTGTGTTTCCTGCTATGATGACTTCGCACCCGCAAAGGATTATTATGTATCTTGATATTTGGTTAGATATTGAAGTGGATACTGGGGCACCAGAACCACATAAAGTTGAGTTGTTTTCTGCAAATATAACTCATAACGTCAATAAAATGGCAGAAGAAGCAGGGATTTATAAATGTCTATGGAGACCAGATGAACTATGGGAAACTCCAACTGCTGGGATGATAGTTCCAATTCTTGAAGAAGGATTAAAGAAACTCAAATCCAATCCAGAACACTATAAGAAGTTTGATGCTTCTAATGGTTGGGGAACCTATGAGGACTTCGTTCCCTTTGTTGAAGAAGTCTTGAGTGCCTGTAAAAAGCATCCAAAAGCAAATGTTAAAACTTGGATTTAATGAAAACTAAAATGAAAAACTACCGAATTAAAAGAGTAACTAAACATGGCGAGGTTGACTGGTATTTTCCCCAAAAGAGAATTTTTGAATTGTTTTGGGTTGATATGGTTACTGATGGTGGATATGGAGGTTTCCTTTCTTATGAGAAAGCAAACAAAGCTCTTTGTAGTGCTATCGCAAGCCCTAAAGTCGAATACCTTGATGTAAGTTGTGAGGGTATCCAAAATGACTGAAAATGAGGAATTGAAAAAACTCTGCAACGAACTTGTAGATGATTTAGATGCTTGGTTAGAGTTTGATGAAAAACCTAGCAGTTCCATTGCAGAGTATGAGGATTCAATTCACCTCGTTAAACGCGCCCGTAGTATTCTCAAACAACTATGACTTCCAAAACTCGGATTAAAAAAACTTATAGCAACTTACCGACCCTCTTTAGTAATGATGGAATTGAGGATATTGATCAATTGATTGATTATCTCATTCACCTAATAAAAGGTGATGTAAAAGAGATTCAACTGACTCTTTTAAAAAATGGTGCTCCTGTAAGTCTTCAAAGTCATGAATTACATTTTAGTGGAATCAAGCATATTCAAGTAAGTGATGAAGAGTTTTTGAGTAAGTTTGGAATTAACTCTGAAAATCAACAGGAAATCTATGAAGTTCTTAAAAGTAAACTTGAAGCTAGTGAAGTAAAATGACAAAACAAAATGACCTTCTCCTTAAAGCTATTACTCAAGTAATGATTGAAGCCTTTTGTGATGAAGAAGGATGGAGTGATTATTTGGAAGAACTCTTGATGGTTTATAAAAAACATAGTCCAGAGCTATATGAAAAAATTATAAATTCAAGAGATTGCTAATTATGGGACTACAATACAGAATTGATTATTTCCTTCATGGTGATTTATCCCGTCGTTGGAAGTATCGTGATACTATGCTAGATGCAATTAACTGTGCTAAAGAAATAATAGAGAGTGGGGAATATAGTGTTATAGGTATTGAAGAAGAATGGTCTTTTAGTGCTAAAGAATAATCCTGTGCCACTTTAACAACTGGCACACTACTCCTTCGGGTGTGGTGTGCTTCCTCCTATATAATACTTACATATATCTATTAAAATGCCTAATTTTACATTTAAAGAAAATTTAATTTATTCTGACCCAGAAGTTTATGAGTCATTGGTAACCCACTTTAATCGAATTGCCGACATTCTTAAGAATAAAAAATTTGAATGGGAAGATGAAGGACTTCCAGAAAATGAGTTCAACATTGGTTGTGACTTTGAAAAATGGATGCGAGCAGTTGATGAAGACCACCAAGCAACTCTTGAAGTTGCAAGAAAAAATGGTGAATACACAGGGCGAGAGATTTTCTCTCCAGAGAATACTTTAAAGTGTTTTGAACCAATTAAAGAGTATTTCGATGGATTTGTATATGGCGGTCCAACTGGAATTTATAACAACCAAAGTTTCCTTGTAAAAAGTAACGCATTCTATACTTATGAAGAACTTGTGGAGTTTGTGAAAGAATTAAAACAAAATACCCAAACTCTTTTTCTTTATCGGGTTTACAGTAAAATTGGTAAAAAACTGATTTCTGGGGATATCTATGACCCTGATTCGGAACTTGTTTATGGTGAAGAGTGTGATATATACAAACTTCGGTATATTGATTTTCCTGCATCTTGACCGAATGTGACTCTTTTTAAACTGACACACTAAACGAGCACTGGAGTATGATTATGCTATTATGGTTGAAGTGGAGAGAGAGACCTCTGAATGACCTATTCTAATCTATCAAAAATTAAACCAAAACTTCGCACATCAGGCAGGGTGTCTGGAAATTTTGGAAGGAGCAAATGTAAAGCAGGTTCTCCATTAACAACTCTCGGTGAAACTACAGGCACTGTAGGTAATCTTTCAACACAAGATGATTACTTGGAGAGATTGTATAAAGCTTTTGACTTAACTCAAGATAAAGAGCTAAAAAAGTATATTTACGAGCAAATTCGTAAAATCTTAATTCAACAAGGTAAGTGGTAATAATTCTTCGTCCAAACTCACCCCCATCTCTTTTAATTTTATGTCAATGTCCGGTCATCTAATAGGTTTCCGTGTACCTGATGAAAATTTTGAAAATCAAAAGCAAGTATTTATTGCTTGCGTAAAGGCTAGAGTATCAGTTCCATCTGAAACTTTAAAATACTTTGATAATATTGAGCCATACGAGCATAATATTCATCTTATAGATTCTGCTCTAACAGTTAAAATTCCTCATCATGAATATCATGCTGATATGGAAGATGGATTGGAAATTAATGTTTCAGAAATCCCTTCTGGAGTTCAAAGAATTCGTTTTTGGAATTCTTATTGATTTTTGACCTAAATCCTACTTACAAACAAAATGATTGACCTTTCACGATACTCTGGCACTGATGAAGAAGTACAAGTAACTTTTAGAGATGGTAATTCGTCTACTGGGAAGTTATTTTTATATGACAAAGAGAAAAATACTTATCTTTTCAAATCCGAATTACGAAACTCAGTTAATACTATGAAAGGTATTGGTTGTTTTACTTCTTATGATGATATTGTAAAAGTTGAACCCGTAAACCTCAAACCAATTAAGATTAATCTTTCACATTTTGTTGGAAAAAATGTAAGGGTAACCTATACAAACGGTGAAGAAAGAATCGGGGTAGTTACATTAAATGAATTTCTACCTAGTCATACTAAACAATATAGACTTGTAGATAAAAACCAAAATAGAATTTCAGATCATTACCACTCTGGCACTTGTTACTATTTCACAAAAAATAGTATTATCAAAGTTGAACTCGTAAACCCTGAAAAACCAAAACAAATGTATCCTAATACACTAGATCCTAAAACACTGAATACGATTGCATCTGCACTCACTCCAGAGACAATCAAGTATATTGAATCACACGAAAAGTATGCAGAGGTGATGCAGGCTCTTATTATTGAGTTTGTTGAGAAGAATGTGGGCGTTGCAAATAATGAATTGCCGTTTATGATTTTTGACAATATGCATCTTGCTAAAGTGAGGGATTGAAATGTCTATGGACTCTGAAGATGCAGAACTATTCAGATTTTGGGCATCTGAATTATGTGCCCAAAGAAAACAAGTTCTTAATGCTCTTGAATGGTGTAGAACGCCAACCGAAGTAAGGAGCACTCTTTCCGCTCTTTTAGCCTTAAAAAAGGCTTGTGGCCAATAAAGTATAGCTGCTGTGCCACTTGTGGAACTGGCACACTAAACGAGCACCAGCCCCTAAAATGTGGTATTCTTAGGAGGTGGGAGAGAGTGCGGGGTCAAAACGCACCCTCTTTATACAAAAAACAAACAAGAAAAGAACCCAATGATTACTCAAGTCGTTCAGTTTAAAAATCTTGAAGAGCAATACAAGGCTATGCTGAAAGAAGAACTTGACCCAGAGCGAGCAATTTATATTGTTAAAGACAACAAAAACAATGTGAAGTCCATTACTACTTCTGTAATGGCTGCAATTCAGAAGACGCAATCAAAAAATAGCTGAAGTAACTCAAATGAACGCATTTAACGTCAATTCAAATTACGGTCACATTCACATTGGTTTTGCTTACATTGGTTGGAATAACAATCCTTCCCTTCCTGTAAATGATACCGATTGTGGTGATGAAATCTTTGGTTTCGCTATCGGTAGCTTCTACATTGGTTTTTATTCTGATGGCAAATGGTGTGCAGGTTTTCTAGACGAGAATGGCTGCCTTTCTGATTGAGATTAAATCCTAGTAAAAACCATTTGTCACACATCCTAAACAAAACTAAAATGACTAAAAAGACTTACGATTGGTCTCAACCTGTAATGAGCCTTCTTCACAAACTTCAAAAAGCTGGAGTTCAGATTGTCTCCGTGAATGATGGTGAAGGTTATGAAAAAGTATCGGGTAATACTAAACTTGCAACCCGAAAAGATGCAGCAGATAGGATTACTGCTGTAGATGAAGCCTGGGTGAGAGTTCAACATCAAGATGATTTTGCAACTCTATTCATTGTTCTAGGAAATAATACTAACGAAATCCTTGCAGATTATAGTTTCCCTCCTCACACTCAACTTGAAGAAATTCTTGAGGGTGTAAGTGAAGCCTTCTACGAACAATGGGAAGATGTTCCCTGTCCTATGGTTTAAATAATTTTTAATAGTTTACCCTTTTACTCTGAAACTAAAATGACTAAAATAGTTTATAATGCCTGCTTCGGTGGGTTTGCTCTTTCTAAACTTGCCTGCCAGCGTTATTGGGAAATTAAAGGACAACAAGTATGGATTGAAGAAGATAAAGAATTTTCTAGCGTCGGATTGTTCACAGTATGGTTGGTGCCTTATGAGGAACGTGTGACTACAAATAGTAAGTCCTTCAACTCTATGAGTATGGAAGAAAGAATTACCCATAATAGAAAGTATAATGAGCAAACTTGGAATGAGAGGGAGGTTTCTCGTCACGACCCTATTCTTGTTCAAGTTGTAGAAGAACTTGGATAAAAAGCAAATGGTAAATATGCCAATTTGAGAATTGACGAGGTTGATGGTCTTTATCGTATTGATGAATACGATGGTGCTGAGAGTGTAAAAACTCCAGGTTGTTATGAATGGCAAAACGCAAATGATTTTGTCTTTTAATTTTTTAATAGCGTGTGCCACCTGTGGAACTGGCACACTAAACGAGCACCAGCCCTAAAATGTGGTATTCTTAGGAGGTGGGAGAGGGCTGCTTAAGCTCTTTATCACAAAAGTAGTTTACTAAATTATTCAAATGAATTTCACTATTGAAAAGAAAGGTCAATTCATTGAGTTTGACTCTGCTTTTGATGATACTCAAGAGGCTGTAAAATATATCAAAGAGTTTCTGCAATGCAGTAGCTTTGCAATGAGTCTGATTAGCCGTCGCAATCTCTCTGCAAAACAAGAGGCTTGGGTTCACTATCTCGCCACTGAAGAAATTAACGAGAAACTTTTCCCTCAAGAGAAGAAAGATGGTCCTTATGTTTCTCTCGTCAAGAAAATGTATGATGGAGTGAAATCCAAAAATCGTAAGTTCACTCTCCGCCTTCCAGGTAACATCACTATTTGCACTGTTACGAAAGGGATTAACCTCAATCACCTTTATGTCTTTGAGAATGGTAATTACTCGGGTAAAATCACTCCAGAAGGTGTTTTTCAAGGTAATACGAGTGAGGATACTCTCAGTCTTCTTGAAGATGCAAATGAGAACCTCATCAAACTCGCACAACTATTCGGTCACGAAACCGGGCAGTGTTCTATTTGTAATCGTGAGTTGAGTGATAAGAAGTCCATTCAACTTGGTATTGGACCTATTTGCCTCAAGCGACTTCAATGTGATGGTGAGGTGTAGTAATATACCTCACCCTTTTTCTTCCCTCTTTCTCCTTATAAACTACTATGGCGCGAAAACTTCAACAACTTAAAGAATCAATTGAAAATCTGATTGAGCAACAAGGTAAAGACGCACCTGTTGCAGCATTTATCTTCACTCAGGAAGATGTATTTGAAATGGATGAAGAATGTAACTCAATCCCTTATCCACTAGAGATTGCAGAGGTGGTGTTGAATGAAGTTAAAGATTTAGATTACATCTACAGTCAAATCTTTGAATGTATTGATGATGAAGTGAAAAGAATTCTTGTAAAAGAAGCATTGAGTAATCAATCTCAATCTGAATAATTAACAACTCTAGTAACACACCTTTTTTTTCTGTAAAACTCTCACAAAACCAAAATGTTGGACCTTCAAACTTACAAATCTATTTGCTCGTTCCTTGAGCAAAAATCTATGACCGAACTTGTGTCTATGATTAAAGAAACTCCCTATTCGGATGATATTCACATCAATGGTTTTATTCTTTTGGCGCGTCAAGAAAAGTTGAGAAGGAAAATTGAATTTGCGAGTTTTCCTTGGTGGAGAAAAGTTTTTGCAAAACGGTCAGAGAAATATTAAATAATTATCAGTAAAACCCATTTGTCCCACACACTATGACACTCACTACTGAACAAGTTGATACTCTTCTAACCGACCATTGCTATCGTGTTCTTAACAATATGAACCACGATGATTTGCTTAATTATGCAATGCAAATGATGAAGGAAAGTTTTGATAAAAATCCAGGAATGGGTGATACTGATGTAGATATGCTAATGAGAGATATTTTTATTGCAGAGGACGATGATGAAGATTCTGTTTATGAGTTTCTTATTGGTAGTGGCATTGAAGATGAAATTGCTGAAGACTTGGTAAGTCCACATAACGAATAACCACTGTGCCACTTGTAGAGGTGGCACACTAAACGAGCACAGCCCCTAGAGTGTGGTATTCTAGATGAGTTGGTGGAGCACTTTTCGCTTCACACTCAAAATACCGTCACTGAAGTATTAAATACTTCAGGCTCACCTGTTCTTTTCATCACTTCAAAAATGGCTAAAACTCAACAAGAAATTGAAGCTCGTTATGCTCGTCTTGCAGAACTTGCTGCTGAAGGTCGTGTGATGGATTCTAAAATGCGCACTCGTGTTGCTAATCAACAACGAAAGAACGCAAAACTTCAACAACAAGCTGAAAATGTGATTGCAGGGCTACAAGCCTCTCAAATCGCTTCCAATCGCTATAAGGATATCTCCACTGCTGAAGTGGTGAAAGAAGCCACTCCAGAGGCTAATGTGAGCCTCCCACGCAATAAGACAGAAGATACACTTGCAGTTCAAGCCTCTAAAGTTATTCAAGAGCTTCTGAATAGCTGATAACCTCTCTCTCTCTCACACACACACACACACTTTCAATCTAAAAAACAATGACTTACTCGCAAGTTTGCCTTCTCATTAGTAGTATGTATGTTGTAGTATTAAATAGAGATAATCCTAGAGTCCTAGCAGGATTGTCAGTATTTTGGGTCATCCTCTCACTCATCGCTAAGTAAATGAAACTTCAAGTAACTCAAATTGAATATGATTTCACTTGTGATGATGGACAAGTTGCAAAGAAACTTCAAGATAATCTTACTAAGTATGCTGTTGGTAGGGTGTATGAAGTAGAGAGTGAAGACTATCTTGCTGATGCAATCAGTGATGATACTGGTTGGTGTGTAAAATCTGTTTATTCCATTGAGGTTTAATTACAATGAGATTTCAAACTCCAACCAAACTTGAAGTCTTTCTTGATGGATTCCGAAACTGTTTGACTGCTTTAGAATATTACGATGAAATGAGTGATTATAAATCATCTCGTATTGAGTTTTGGGAAGTGTTATCTGATGGATGGATGAATACATACATTTATCCTTACGATGACCCTTTCAATCGTAATATTTCTAAAGAACGCACAATGAGGATTGGTAAATGAACCTTACAAGTCAATTTGAGTATGAAAAGTTTGCAAGAATGGTGGATGAATGTGATGATGTAGAATGGTTGCGAACACAACTTAAATCATTTATCAAGTTACATTACACCTACAAAGAAACTACTGCAACTTTGCTTTATAACAAATGAAACCAAATTTCCGCAAGTTGATTGAAAAATGTATTGATATTGGAATTGAGAGAGGATGGAACGCAGCACATAAACACGTAGATAATCCTCTACCTGATGAAATTAAGGATTTCATTAGTGATAAGATTATGGGCGAAATCTACGAATACTTTACATTTGATGAGGAGTTTGTATAAAGAATAGCGAGTGTGCCACTTGTTGCACTGTCCACTATTCTCCCCACGCAGGCTCAAATCTGCTATACTGGTTAAGTTCTGGAGCTAGTACAATGGATTATTAAGATGCTGCTAATGATTCTCGGAGTTTAACACTCTGTTACATAAAATCAAATCTGATTTCTAAACAACCAAAATGGGAATGAGGTGCGCCCTTAAAGACACTCCACTACTAACATCTAACCAGTGTTCTTTATTTTGTGTTGAGTGGTTCTCAAATAGGAGCAAGCGTCTAAGTGCTTTACGACTTGTATTCCGAAAGAAAAAACATGCACTCTAGGGGTCTACATCCTAGACGACCAAAGTAGACTAGCGAATAGTGAACTTGTTTCCCGCTATTCCGAATACAAGTCCACAACTAGGGGGATTAGGAAGCAGGGAGAGGTTAAACAAAGGTGGCGATTAAAACATTGCCACCTGTCTTTCCTCTCTCAAACATTCTTTTAATTTCACACTCTCAACAAAACTATGGCTCAATTTGAAATTCGCTATGGAATTGGCGGCGGTTATAATGATATTCGGACTGAAATTATTGAAGTAGATACTTTAGAGCAAGCTGAACGTGATGCTTATGATGCTGCTTGTGAAATGTTTGAATCATATGATGTATTTGGTAATCAAAATCCCGACTATGATTATGATTCCGAAGATTATCAAGATGAATATAATGAAGAGCGGGAACGTTGGATTGAAGCTTCTGCGCGTCCTGTTGGAGAGGAGTTTAAGAACTAATGGACTTTGGACTTATATTTCTTCTTCTTTTGTTGGCGTGGATATTTGAGTTAAAAGCTAAAGAATAGTTGCTGTGCCACTTGAACAACTGGCACACTAAACGAGCACCAGCCCTAAAATGTGGTATTCTTAGGAGGTGGAGAGACGAGGTGCGCCATAAGGTTAAAGTATAACAAAACCTTTGGAGATTTCAAGATGTTCCGAGTTGTAAGTTTGAATTTGTTCACTGGTTATTCCAATCTTCTGGAAAATGGGTTCTTTACTTATGATGAAGCTGACGAAGCATTTTGTCATTGGCGCGAGCGTTTTCCTAATGTGTGGATTCGGATTGAAGAGCAAGTTGAAGATGGTCGTTGGATTGAAGCAATCTTTTAATCTCGCTCCATCATTCAATCAAAAACAATGTTCACCATTCGTTACTTTCTTCCTTACAAGCAACTGTGGGAAACGCAATCGTTTTCTAGTCGTGAGCAAGCTCAAAGGATGATTAGTTTCTATCATTCTTGTGGTTCACCTGCTTCTTTCGTTTGAGATATTCAATGAAAAACTTCAATCTTTCCGAGTTTGTTGCACAAGCGACTATTGATTATTACAAAGATAATCTAAGTCAACGCTATGGTCAGTATCTTTACAATCAATTCCGCAAGAATTATCCTGATGTGGTAATTCCTGATGAAGTCGATTGCTTTTACGATTGTAAGAAAATTGGCGATTTCATCGCTTTTATTGGTAGTCTCTGATTCTTCCTCTTACTCATTCTCTCTCTCACACCATGTCTCTCAATCTCACGCTCAGTAGTGGAGAAGACGGATATGTCCATCTTTGGCAGACCCCTACCTATATCACTTGGATGTGTTTATCCTATAACCCAGCTAATAATGAACCCGATGGGGGACATGAGGGGGTTAGACGCAGGTATGTTCAATGGGCACAATCGCATTCCGATGGCATATGGGATAGTATCAAAGATCTTGAGTCTGAGAGGGAGAGGATTAGGGACCATATTAATGAAGTCATGGCCGTTAAAAACCCCCATTTCTCATTTATCTAATGGCTTACTCTCACCCTGAGTGGAAAAAGGAACATAATCGGGACCATTGCAGATACTGTGGGGCTAGGTCATATACCCACACGGCAGTGTATGACAGGTTAACAGGGGGGACACTACTCGCTTCTGCACTCTTTTGGGTTTTCTATCTTTTAATCAAAGGAAGTGTTTTTGCAGGTATTGGTATTGGTATCCTTGGTTTGTTTCTGCTTAGTATGATTGTTGTTTGGATTACTGATTATTAATTTCTATAACTCACAAGTCAAATGAAACTCTCTAAAGAAGAACAAATCAAAGAGTATCTATCATCACTTCAGTATACTGCGAGTGCTTTGTATAAAGCTAATGATAATTCTCGCGCAGATGATATTGTGTATGCTGTGAGTAAAATCCTTTCAATTCTCAACCAAAAATGACTATCAATTTCAAAAAGATTCTTACTCTTTCCACCGCTCATCTGCATCCACTAGAAGTAAATCATCTCAATGACATTTCTATCTGTCATTCTGATTGGTGCAATCTTATCTCTGTAGATAACGATGTAATTGAAGAATGTAAGACTTTACATTTGGTATGCTTTGTGGAGTTGTTGAAAGTATTGAAAGAGCAATATCAAGTTGATTATGTATTATTTGACCCTGATGAACCTGTGATTGATGAACTTCAGAAATATGATTGGTAATCTCTCTCTCTCTCTCTCTCTTAATTATTCATAATGTCACATGTATGTTAGTGGTTACAAAGTTTATAATATATTGCTTAAAGAAAACGATGATTTTGTTGCATCCTTTAGTACGCAACAACGGTGTCACGAATTTATGAAAATGTTGAAAGAACAGCATTTCTTTGATACTGGAAGTATGGATGATGCAGAAGAAGAATATGGAGAGAATTCCTATTATATTGAATATGGATTCTCTCTCACTCAAACTTCTGTTGCATCTTGGGGTGTTAAGTTCTCGGAATGGAAGTAAACTTATGACAGTTGAACAACTGGCACAATAGAACCACCACTGCCGCAACCCATTCTGTAGAATAACAACGTCAACCAAACAAGCAAATGGAACTTCACGAACTACATAAACTCATTGAAGATGCAGTTAGCCAGGTTTATCATTACAAACAGGGTTATCGTTATGAGAAACTTGTCAGGACAGGTTATCTTGAGTTTCACGATTATGGTGCAGGAATTGTAGAGTTCACGATTGGTTACAACTTTTATGTGCAATCTAACAGGGCTGAATACAATCACTGCGTTCAACTGACAGTTAGCAACATTGATGATGGTCTTCTTGTGTGTAGACTCTATTTCCCAACTAAAGAAGAATGTATTCGTTTGATTGACGAATTTGCCAATAGTGAATTCTATAGGAATTTGACCACTTTCTCTAGGCTATCAGACCTTCAAGAGGAAGTATCCAAGTTTGGTTTTTATCTTGAACCTGAATGAATAGTTGTGCCAGTTCTTAAGGTGGCACACTCAACGAGCACCAGCCTCAAAATGTGGTATTCTTAAGGAGTGGGAGAAAGGACGCCATAAGGTTAAAGTATAATGAAAACTCACTAAAGACTTCAATGATTGATGCTTTCACTGATTATCCGTTCACAGAACTAGGCGATGTTGCTTTCAAGAAAGCTCCTATTCGTCAGGTAAAAATTCTCACCTATGACTGGGATAAGTATTGTGATGTTCTTGTTCTTTTCAAAGATGAAGATGGTAACTTGTGTGGACATCTAGATTCGGTGAAAGCTGGTTACATTTACAAACGTAAAGTGAGGCTTGATGATGCCGATGATACACGAGACTTCTTTACTCACAATGAGCTTAAGCAACAACTTCCACGGAAAAACTGATTCAGTTCAAGTTCTCAAATCAATATCTATCTCTCTTTCTCTCTCTCTCTCTCAACCAAACGAAAATGACCAAATTCAAAAACTCTATCCCTTTAATTTGTTCTAATGTAGTGTTTGCAACCTGCATTTACTTTGGTGCATATAAAGGCATCTCTGGAGTAATGAACATTCTTTCATTTTTCACTTGGTTTTGTTTTATTATTTCAGTTCTTACGTTCTGGAACGATGAGGCGCAGATTATTCATTATAAGAAAGTAAAGTCTCGTATCAATTTCGGTATCTTTGAAGTTCTGTTTGATATTGCTTGCATCACTGCTCTGGTGTATTACGGACATTTTCTTCTTGGTTCTATTTTTACTGTTGTTGTTCTACTTCAACAGTATAGCATTAATAAAGGAAAGGAACTTGCACAAAGTTCAAAGATTGATAATCAGTAAAGAACTTCTCAGTCTATAAGCTAAGCTTCAACACTCTCACTCTCACTCACTCACTCTTAATTCAAAACAAAAATGACTAAAAATCTCTACATCATTGAAGAAGTTCTGAGCGATTATAATTATGGTATAGTAGTAATGATTGCATCCAATCTTGATGAATGTCGAGATCTTTTTATTGAGGAGATTATTTGTAATGATACTTGGATGAATGAGTATGATAAAGCAATTGAAGAAAAGAAATACAAAGTGTTTCCTGTAAGTGATAATGAAGAATCCCCTCGTATTGTATCTTGTGTTTATGGTGGTTCTTGAATCTTTAGGTCTTTAATTTTCATCTGACTCTAAAAAACATAAATGATTGTTTCTGAATTGATTCAAAAGCTTCAACAACTTGACCCTAATAAAGAAGTGATTATCTTTCCTATCTGAATGATGAAGGAGGTATGAATTTTAACCAAATCGCACAAGTCATTGAGGAGAACATCTAAAATGAGTAATGGCCAAGAAAAGATTAAAGAACTGGAAACTCTTATTGAGAGTATTCTCTTGACTTTAGAATACGCAAATGGCGATACCTATAATCCACAAATTGTACATCAGATTCAATTCTATAAGAGTGAGGTGAGATATATTATTGATGGAGAAGATTAAATCTAAGTCTTCTTACACAACTACACAATGAGGTATAGAAACAACATTAAAGAACATCTTCTAGAGAGGTATCTAAATTTAGAACTTCATTGTCCAATTTTAGATTTAGAATTAAACATTGCAACTTTATATTGTTATAATCTATCAGGTCAAATTGTAGGTTATCAACAGTATAATCCTAATGGAGATAAAAAGATATTCAATTCTAAACTAGAAGGAAAGTATTATACCTATCGTAAACTACCTACAGTTACTCTATTTGGAACTGAAAGTTTATATCAATCTAATGGTGTTATCTATTTAACGGAAGGAGTATTTGATGCTGCACGAATGACTAATGTAGGTCAATCTGCACTTGCAACTTTAACTAATAATCCACCTAAAGATTATAAGAATTACTTGCAAATGTTAGGTAGACCTATTGTTGTAGTATGTGATAATGATAGTGCAGGAAAGCAACTCTCTTGCTTTGGTGATTATGTAGAAGTTGTTCCTGATAGTGTTAAAGATTTAGGTGAGGCGCCTAATGATTATATTCAGTATCTTTTAAGTAAGTATAAATAAATGTTAAATTAAATGGTATTTAATGTTGTGGAAAAGATGTGGAAAACTATAGGTAATTGTGGAAAACTTTATACACTATAGACCTTCTTATAATCTATTATAAACCTTCTTTAATGTTTCTTTAAACCTTCTTTAATGTTTCTTTAAATCTTCTTTAATGTTTCTTTAAACTTTCTTTTAATCGTCGTCCAGGACTTCGCTATAAGTATACCACACTACTCTCATTAAGTCAAGTATTTCACACCCCACTGTGCCAGTTCCACAACTGCCACATTATACCAACCATAACTCCCAAAGTATGCTATTCTAGAGGAGTGGGAGAAAGGGCTGCCATAAGGTTAAAGTATAATGAAAACTCATTCCTTAATCTCATGAAACTCAAAGTTCAGACTAAAAAGAAATTCAAACTGACTCTGAATGAGCAGCAGGCAAAATGGCTTGTATCTTTTCTTGAGGTTGAAAGAACTTATCCTGAAGAGCACATTGAAGAAGATGAATTTGCAAATGAACTTCTGGTGAAACTGCATAAAGAACTGATGCAAGTTCGCGGTATGTAGAATACCCGATGTGCCACCTGTAGAGCTGGCACACTAAACGAGCACCAGCCCTAAAATGTGGTATTCTAAAGGGGTGGAAGGGATGCGATAAGGTTAAAGTATAACGAAAACTCACAAACATTCTGAAAATGACTTTCACTTGGCAAGATGTTCTGAATCATCTTCAGACCCTCACTCCTGAACAACTGAATAATGAAGTACAAGTTGATGTCGCTGGTGGCGATTATATGACTCTTTCAGGACTTACGACTGAAACTTACTTTAGAAATGGTCATTCTCCTGTAGATGTTCCTGTTTTTGAGTATTGAGTCTCAATAACCACTGTGCCACCTCTACAAGTGGCACACTAAACGAGCACCAGCCCTAAAATGTGGTATCCTTAAGGGGTGGAGGAGAGCCAATAAGGTTAAAGTATAATGAAAACTCACTCTTTTTCTTCCAATGGCTCCTTTCATCTTCGCTGGTTTTCTCTATCTCGCTCTGATGTTCTGATAAACTGAATACTTATGGCAACAGCAGCGGCCTATAATAGACTCTTTCAACAACCACTTCATTCATTACTCAAATGGCTGCCACTCTTACTCTTCCCAAAACCGTTGCTGTTGCGATGGGTGTTCGTATGCTGAAGAATCCTCTGGTGACGATGGAGCAAATTCTTCAATTCACCGATAATGAGCTGATCGTTATCACTCCTGATGAGGCTGTAGAGGCTGATGTGAATACCGCTGAAGTCTCTGTCGCCTAAATGTTTTAGAGGCTCTTACAGCTCATTGTAGGAGCCTCTCATACACTTTCTCAATTCCATTCATCATCTTTGAACAAAATGAATCCTTCTTCCGCTCGCAGCAATACCGTTACTCGCCCTCATACGATTGATGATTACATCGCTCTACTGAACGCTGTGCGAGAGAAGTATGGTAATCTTCAAGTTCGCACTATTAACAGTGGTTCTTATAATGTGAATGATGTTGATGAGTATTCTGAATTTGTTGACCTTCACGTTGTTGTTCCTCCGCAATCTCTTCTGACAAGTAATAACAATACTCAGAACTCTTACCTTGTGTTTGAGAATAACTGCTGCTGAGATTCATAGTTCTCTCTCTCATCATCCCCTTTCTCTCTCTCAAGTCATGAATCTTTCTGATTACATTGGTCAAACAATCACTGTCCGATTGAGAAATGGTGATGTTTGCACTGCTACTATGAAGAATAATGTTGATAATGAATATTATCCAGTTAGGTTTAATGATGAAACTTACACTAATGATGGTTTTTTGTATTACCATTCCTCAGGCGATTGGGATATCATAAAAGTTATCTCATCCAATTCTAATTCCTCTAACAACAACACTAACACGATGAATCAAACTCCTCAAACTGTTTCTGACTTCATTGCACTTCTGACTGCGGTGAAAGAGCAATACGGTGATATTGTAGTTCGGTATGCAAGTGATAAGTATGAAGCTGCATCTGAAGGCTGTCGTAATGAGTTTAAAGACATTCTTGTGGTTGGTGGAAGTAAGTCTCTGATTTCTGATAATAATGATGCAGTAGAAGAGCCTGCGTTGGTATTTGTTCCCTGATAACTTTACAATCAATACCTCTCAAAAACCCCCCTCCTAGGAGGGGGGTTTTTTAGTATCTGTATAAGATTTAATTTTGCTAAATAATAGCAACTTATGAAGATCCGTTCTGATAAGCTTACTTGAACTCTAGGTCACTGTAAGATAAAACTTATACACCATTCAGAGGTAACAAAAGTAATCAGAACAAAGACGATAAGTTATACAAAACACTCTGAATTCAATATTATAACAAACGAAGGTTCCAAAGGTAGCCACTAATTACCTATCTATTCAATAGTAATAGATGAAAAGCTTGACTATGACTTAAGATTTAGAGTATAATCTCCAAACATCCTAAACACGAATTAAACTCTTTGTGAAGTGTTGGATGATATAACATAAAGATACGTTTCATATAACATAAGCTCTAATGCTCTTTAGAATGTTTAAAACATTCTTTATAAAGGGTAAACTTCGTCGTATCTATAATTGGGATACCTGGGGGAGGTTCGTTATTCTCACTAGATAGCAGTCATTTACTTCGTTATATTTGGCGGCAGAGTATAGCTGAGGCACTTCGTCTTTAATCGCTGAATTATACTTACAGCTTCGTCATTAAGTCTTCTTATCAATCACAACTTCGTCATAGACAGTGTAGTAAATACAGCTCAACTTCATGCTGAATTGCTATACCTCTTCGCGGCAGTGAGCAACATCGTCTTGAGTTAATCTTCAGTTATTGTTTACAGCGTCTATTCGCAGTTATTTCGTTATTGGGATACCTGGGGGAGGTTCGTTATTCTTACTAGATAGCAGTTGTTCACTTTATTACATTCAGCGGCTGTGTATAGCTTATAGGCTCAAACTCTTCGTTTATTGTTTATGCTGGTATTTCACAGTTATTTCGTTATTGGGATACCCTAGGGGTATTCGTTATTCTTACTAGATAGCAGTCATTTACTTCGTTATATTTGGCGGCAGAGTATAGACAATAGGGGGCAATCCTTCGTTTATTCTTTATACTGAAAGATGCAGTTATTTCGTTATTGGGATACCTGGGGGAGGTTCGTTATTCTTACTAGGTAGCAGTTGTAGACTTTTATACATTTTGCCTCTGGGTATAAAGAATAGGGGGCAAGTCTTCGTTTATTCTAATAGCAGTCTAATCGTATTCCTTCGTTTATTCTAATAGGCAGTGTATTGCGATTTATTGGGGTTGTTTATAGAAACCGTTGCCCGTATATAATTCTAGGAGTCCCACTATTCCTAAAGGCTGTTGCTAACCATCTTCACATATATAAATTCTCTAAAAATTTTCCCAGAAGTAAAAAGACTTTTCATATACCATCTCTCTCTCTCACACACTTTTGAGTATATAAAAATTCTCTAAAAATTTTTCCCAGAAGTAAAACTGTTTTTATCTATATAATTCTTGGTAAGACTATTATAAAATAAAAGAAAAATGAATTTAGAAGAATACGAAAAAGACCTCTTAATTGAAGCACTAGATTATCGCCTAGAGAATGATGAAAGTCTTCTTTATTGCACAGGACTAAAAGAGAATTTAGAAGATTTGAAATGTAAATTTGAAGAAGAATGAGAGAGAGAGAGAGAGAAAAAGAGTAATATATAATGTTGACGAGTATGTTATAATATACTTGTAATTAAATACAATTACAATTATGACTAATATGATAGAACGATTCTATAATTACCTTCCAGATATTAGATGAATCAATATGTTGGGAATGGAAGGGATATAAAGATAAAAATGGTTATGGTGTATTCTCTCATAATGGCAAATCAGTAAAATCTCATAGATTATCCTATGAGATTCATTATGCCGAACCATTAAATAATTTACATTGCTTACATAAATGTGATAATCCTAAATGTGTAAATCCCCTACATTTATTTTCTGGGACAATACTAGATAATATGAAAGATAAAATATCAAAAGGTAGATGTTACACTGGAAATCAAAAAGGAGAAAACAATGGAGCATCAAAATTACTAAATGAGCAGGTAATAAAAATAAGAGAATTATATAAAACAGGAAATTATACAACTATCAAACTTGGAAACATGTATGGAGTTAATCGCTCTACAATATCATACATAACAAATAACAAAACCTATAAACATTTATTGGAGGATTGAATTATGTCAAAAAAAGGATTTACGGTGAAAGCTAAGCTCCCAGAAAGAGCAGCACCAAGCGAAGAAGAAGTTAATCTATTAGAAGCAAAAGAGTCAATTCGTGGTAAAACAATTGTATTCTGTTTACCTGGGCGAGGAGTTTCTTATGTTTTTCTGAAGAACTTTGTTCAATTATGTTTTGATTTAGTTCAAGCTGGCGCATCAATTCAGATTTCTCAAGATTATTCATCAATGGTGAATTTTGCTCGTTGTAAGTGTCTTGGAGCAAATGTTCTTCGTGGTCCAGACCAATTACCTTGGGATGGTAAATTGAATTATGATTATCAACTTTGGATTGACTCTGATATTGTTTTTAACACTGAAAGTTTTTATCGTTTGGTTGCAATGGATAAAGATATTGCTTCTGGATGGTATCTTACAGAGGATGGAAGTACTTCTTCATGTGCTCATTGGTTAGAAGAGGATGACTTTAAGAATAATGGTGGAGTGATGAATCACGAGACTATCGAAACACTACCAAAGCGTCGTAAACCATTTACAGTAGATTATACTGGATTTGGCTGGACTTTAATTAAGAATGGTGTCTTTGAGCACCCTGAAATGAAATATCCTTGGTTCGCACCGAAGATGCAAGTATTTGGAAATGGTGAAGTGCAAGATATGTGCGGAGAGGATGTTTCTTTCTGTCTAGATGCAATTGCTGCAGGCTATCAGATTTGGGTAGACCCTCTTTGCAGAGTAGGTCACGAAAAGACAAGAGTGCTGTGAGTCAGAGAACTCTTGACAGGGGTTCAAGCTCCTTGTAGGATAAGTAGGTAAACAATTAGAGAGAGAGAGAGAGGTCCTATGGCGCTAAACCGAAAGGATATGAAGATTGAGAGTCAACCAAAAAATACTCGTCAAGGTCAAGGCAGAAATACAAAATATGCCTGCACGAGTTCTAATAAAGCTCGGAAAAAATACAGAGGACAAGGAAGATAATTAATACTATGGAAGTTGAAGATGAGTTTCTCTCAATAAATCCAAAAGATTTATGGGTATATAATAAACTTCAACTTTCAACTCTTCTTGAATACAATTGTGGTCCCGCAGGAATGAAAGTACATTCTTCGGGACCTTACATTGTAAGACCTTCTGTGAATTTTATGGGAATGAGTCGAAATGCTCGTAAATTACATCTAGAATCCTCTACAGAACATTTACATCCTGGTGAATTTTGGTGTGAAATCTTTAAAGGTGAGCACTTAAGCGTAGATTTTTATCATTATGAGCCTGTTTTAGTCGTGAAGGGGTTTAGAAATGTAAAAAATTCGTTTTCTAAGTGGAATTCTTGGTGTAAAGTGCAACGTTCTATTGAATTTCCTGAAATTCTAAGAGATTTAGTAGGAAAGTACGAGTACATAAACTGTGAATTTATTGGAAATATGCTGATTGAGGTGCAATTTAGGCCCAATTCTGATTTTAGATATGGAAATTCTATTGCAATACCTGTATGGAAAGGTGAAAAACCTCATTTCTATAAAAATTTTAGATATGTAGATGATTTTGACTCCGATAGATTGGGATTTTGGATAAAATAAATAATCTTTTGGAGTTTTATGTAATTGGAACAGTTTTCAATGGGTAAGCATCTCATTTTAGAGGTGTATGATGTAGATTCTAACCTTTTAGATAATATAAACCACCTACAAGAGGTAATGATCAGAGGTATAGAACGTGCAAAGATGACTATTTTGAACGTTTTTTCGCATCATTTTAAACCTCAAGGTATTACCATTGTAATTGCACTCGCAGAAAGTCATACAACGTGTCATACTTGGCCTGAAGAAGGTACAATTGCAATTGATGTTTATACTTGTGGTGATAAAAACCCAAAGATTATTGTTATTGAACTACTTAAATATCTTAATTCTTATAATTATAAATTAAGAGAAATATATAGATAGTTTTAGAGATTTAGAAACCTCTTTAAAAGTTTCTCCTGTAACTTTAAATAGGAGATTAAACAAATGGCTATTTCACCAGTGGATAGAAACACCCAGTATATGAAAGATACTTGGGGAACTACAAAACTCATCACAGATTATGGCTCGGAGCCCAGAAAAATTCTTCAAGAAATTATGTATGACCCTGCTCTTACTGAAAAAAGTACAAAGCAAGAGTTATTTGAAACTAGTGATGATGAATTTTCATATGGAATTGAACCCAGTTATAAAATTCAAACTCATCAGAAATTGATAAATGAATGAATAAATAACATTGGTATCATTTTATTTTAATGGCAATTCAAATATCAAGAGGGTTTAAAGATATTAGCTTTTCTTTTACTAAAAATCCAATTACAAATGATATTTTAATTCTTCAAAATGAAGACGCCATTAAAAAATCTGTCATAAATCTGGTTCGCACACAAATAGGAGAACGATTCTTTAATAATTTAATTGGCTCCTCCACTCAAAAATCATTATTTGAATTAAATATAGAAGAAGTTGCTACAGTAATAGATGAAGAAATTAGCAACTTATTAAATAATTTTGAACCTAGAATAAGATTAAGAGAGGTTTATGCCGAACCAGATTATGATTCCAATGATTTGAATATAAAAATTCAGTATGATATTATAGGATTACCTGTTCCGACTCAAAATATAGAGTTTTTACTTCAACCCACTAGGCTGTAATGTCATTTAATCAATTTACAAATTTAGACTTTAATAGTTTAAGAACTCAGATTAAAGATTATTTAAGAGCAAACAGTAATTTTACTGATTTTGACTTTGAAGGGTCTAATTTTTCAATATTAATTGATACTCTAGCATATAATTCTTATATTACAGCCTTTAATACAAATATGGCTGTAAATGAAAGCTTTATAGATAGCGCCACATTAAGAGAGAATGTGGTTTCATTAGCAAGAAATATAGGTTATGTTCCTCGTTCAAAACGAGCATCTCGTGCTATTGTAAATTTTTCAGTAGATACTTCAGCATTTGATTTGAACAAAAATATAAAAACCATCACTTTAAAGGCTGGTATCGTATCACTTGGATTAGTTCAAAATGGAACTTTTATTTTTTCTATTCCTGAAGATATTACAGTTTCAGTTGATAGTAATCAGACTGCACTATTTGAAAATATTGAAATATATGAAGGTACATATTTAACCAAAAATTTTAATGTAAATTATGGCACACCAAATCAAAAATTTATAATACCTAACTCTGGTGTAGATAGCACAACTGTAAAAGTTAAAGTAGTTACAAATATAACAGAAGATTATCAGCAATTTTCAAATATTTTTAAAGTAAAAAAGGAAACTCGTTTATATTTACTTCAAGAGGTTTTAGATGAAAAGTATCAAATTATATTTGGTGATGGAATTTTAGGAAAAAGACCAGATAATGGTGCATCCATCTTTGTAAGCTACATTGTAACTAACGGCCTTTCTGGTAATGGCGCAAGAAATTTTAGTTTCTCTGGAATTCTTAGGGATAATAACAACAATGTAATTACAACTGGTATTTCACTTATAACTACGATTCAAGCTTCTGAAAATGGTGACGATATTGAACCTTTAGATAGTGTAAAATACCTTGCACCAAGAGTATATGCATCTCAATACAGAGCAGTTTCTTCTAATGATTATAAGAGCTTAATTCCTTTTATTTTTCCTAATGTAGAATCAGTAAATTCTTATGGTGGAGAAGAACTACCAATTCCAGAATATGGAAAAGTTTTTATTTCAGTAAAGCCAAAAAATGGAACGTATCTTTCAAGAGCAACAAAAGAAAGAATTTTAAAACAACTTAAAACATATTCTATTGCAGGAATTAAACCTGAATTGGTAGATTTAAAATATCTTTTTATTGAATTAAGTTCAAATGTATATTATAATAAGAGTAAAGTAAATAATATAGATAATTTAAGATCAAGTGTAATTAATACGATTACGAATTACTCAAAATCTTCTGATTTAAATGTTTTTGGTGGAAGATTTAAATATAGTAAAATGACTTCATTAATTGATAATACAAGCAATAGTATTACTTCAAATATTACTACAGTTAAAATTAGAAGAAATCTATTTCCAATTTTAAATAAAAATGCAACTTATGAAGTATGTTTCGGAAATCGTTTTCATATTACAAAATCAAATATTTTAGATGGAAGAGGTTATAATATTAAATCTAGTGGATTTACAATACAGAACATCGCCGATACTTTATATCTTGGAGACACTCCAACTTCAAATACTGAAGGTGTACTGTTCTTTTTTAAACTTGTAAATAACTTACCTGTAAGTGTAACTCCAAATGTGGGCAAAATTGATTACAAAAAAGGTGAAATTATGTTAAGCTCTGTAATATTTACCTCATTTGAGGGTACAGAAATACAAATTGAAGCCACTCCAGAATCAAATGACGTTATTGGGTTAAGAGAGCTATATCTTATACTAAATACAACTAACCTAAACGTTCAAATGGTAGAAGATACTTTAGCTTCTGGTTATGATCTTTCAGGTGAAAGCTATAATGTATCTTCTAGCTATAATAAAGATTCCTTTATAAGACCAAAATGACTGACACTAGATTAGTAAAAATAGAAAGTATTTTAGAATCTCAAATTCCTAGTTTTTTATCATCAGATTCTCCACTCTTTAAGGAATTTTTAACTCAATATTATATTTCACAAACACATTCAACTGGAACATTAGATCTTGCGAATAATCTAACAGACTATAAGAATATCTCAACTTATGCTTCTGAAAAATTATACACGTTAAATCATACTTGTTATTTAATTGAGAATGTATTTAGTTTTGATGACGAAATTGAAGTTAACTCTGCTGTAGGATTTCCAGATAAATATGGATTAATTCAAATTGATAATGAGATTATCACATATACTGGAATTTCAGAAGAAAACTCTAAAGTCAAATTTACAGGATGTATTCGCGGTTTTAGTGGAATATCTAAAATTGATGGCAGTCAAGATGAAAGTGGATTAACATTTTCAACTACATTTGCAGAAGAGCATTTATCTGGTGCAGTGGTTAAAAATTTAAATTCTATTTTTTATGAAAAATTATTTCAAAAATTTAAGTCTCATTATTTACCTGACTTTGAAGAAAGAAAATTTAATTCTAAAGTTGATTTAGAATTAATTTTGAGTCGTGCTAAAGATTTTTATCTTACAAAAGGGACAGACACATCTTTTAAAATATTATTTGATATTTTATATGATGATCCTATTAGTATAATTAAACCACGGGAATATGTAATTCGTTCGTCAGATGACGTATATTTAACTACTAAGAATATTTTAGTAGAACCATTATTTGGAACTTTTGATCCACCTGAAGTTATTGGATACACTATAACCCAAGATTTACCAAGTGGAGTAACCGCAAGTGCTGCAATTTATAATATAGAGTTTAGACCAACAGATGAACTTAATTTATATGAGATTTCATTAGATTCTGAGTCATTAGTATATAATTTTATTACAACTAAAAAAACAACTATTCTTGAAATATTTTCAGATAGTATTATAGTAGATTCTACTGTTGGATTTAAAGATACTGGAAAATTGTATGTAAGAATAAAGAATGAAGGTAAAACTTTTACTATTATTAGTCTTTATTATTCTGGTAAGACAATTAATAAATTCTTAAATATAACAGAAATTGATGCAACATCGTATAACAGCATAAAAGTAGGAGATGATGTTATAGAAGATAATTTACTTCAAATTACTTTAGATGATGCATCTAAAGTTCAATTTAGACTTTCAAATGTAATTGAAAATTTTGATTATTCCGATACAAACACAATTAAAGTTGGTGATATAATATATCTTTCTTCTTTTGGCGATAATTATTCAGATAAGCCAGAGTTTAATAGTTGGATTTATAATTATCCAACATATCATGAAATTGAAAGTGTAGATGCTACTTTTATTAAGCTTAAAGATTCTGTTAAATTTATAAAAGGAGATATAGTAGAATTAACAGACAAAAATAATAATTCCATCATAACTAAGGTTGAAGATATAATACCTGACCAAAATAAAATACAAGTTGAAAACATTTCGGGTGAACCCAAAGTAAAATTAAAAAGAAAGATACTTAAAAATAATATTTTTAATACAGAATGTGTAAATATTCAAAATACTTATTTTAATGAAAATAATGATAGTGTAGTTGTAGCTTCTTCAGGATTACCTTTAACTTTAGATTTATCGCAAATTAATTCATATTCATTTATTCTTACTGGAATTGGTGCAACTTTTGTAACAAGAAAACTAGATAATTCGGTTGATATTGCTCATAACTTATTAAGTGGAAACAAAATTTATATAAATTCAAATAATATAGGAATTTCTACAGGACAATATTTTGTAAGGAAAGTAGATAACTTTAGGATTTCTTTATATCGAAGTACAGGAGATTTATACTTAAGCTTTGCAAAAAATATAGGTGCATCTCAATATTCTAACCCGATTAATATAACTAATTCCTCTCCTAATAATGTTATTGGAATTGCTAGTATATCCGGTTATGAAAATGCAGACAATAACTTATCCAATCAATTATTGCTTAAGGAATTTAAAATTCGCACAAAAGGTTCTGTGGTGCCTCTTTTTGATGACCTAGTTATTTACGACATTGGTGATACAGGCCCCCCTACACCTCCTACACCTACTCCTACATATATCTTTGGTACTATTCCAACTTCTATCAATGAGGGTTTTTCAGGTACTTTTAATCTCAATACCACTAATGTATCCAATAATACCACATTATATTGGACTATTAATAATATAACTACTATTAATAATGATTTTAGTGTTACTTCTGGTTCTTTTACAATTAATAGTGATACTGGTTCTTTCAATATTACAACAATTGCAGACTCTACAACTGAAGGTGGAGAAACCTTTACGGTCTCTGCCCGAATTAATAGTATCTCTGGAACAGTAGTTGCTACAAGTAATATTGTATCAATTAATGATACTTCTATTGCACCTGTTGGCCCTTGCGCTCCCGGCGCTGTGACAGTGCCCATGTATAGTTTGCCCGCAAACCCTAATGCACTAACGATTGATAATACTATTCGTGTTTTTGGCTTTCATTTTATAACGTTTACCAGTCGGGTGCTCAAGAAGGTTGGGATCTACGCTCAGACAACAACTGACCACAGTATCGGCATCTGGGATTTTTCTGTTACTCCGCCCTTATTACTATGGCAGAAACAGATACTCCTGTCGGACCCATACATCCTTAATCAGGGGTTCCGCTGGTATGACGGACCTAACCTGATATTGCAAGCAAATAGGGACTACGTGGTAGCAGCAACCTGGGGCAATAGCGATCCATTCCCCTTTCAGTTAAACGCATCGGTTGGCGTTGAAGAATTAAATATATCTAATATCTCGCTAAACAATACCGCGAGGATTGTATCGGGAAACCCTCTTCCGTCGTCGTACCTGACCGACCTGAATGCCTTCGCCCCGACTGGCACCTCCGGCTTTGATAACAAGGGGTATTACACGGCTAATATACAACTGTCTGACTGTATCCCAACCGCCCCTTGTGATCCAGGTTACCCGACAGTGCCCACCTTTACGTTACCCGCGAACCCCAATACAATAACACCCGGCTCAGCAGTTCGCGTTTTTGGCTTTAATTTTGATACGGAAATTGTTCGGGTCGTCAAAAAAGTTGGTATTTACGCTCAGACAGCAACCGATCACACTATCGGCATCTGGGATTTTACAGGCCCCCCCCAGCTACTATGGCAGAAACAGATCCGCTTGTCGGACCCATACATTCTTGATCGGGGATACCGTTGGTACGACGTGTCCGATAGCATCATTCTTGGGGCTGGTAACCTCGGATCTGGCCGAAATTACGCAATTGCAGCAACCTGGGGCAGTAGCGAGCCTGTGCCTGCTCAAGTAAGCCCAGGTGACATTGCGGTCAACATAAACCGATTCGGCTTGAACGACGATGCAAGAATAGTACCGGGAGATCCTCGGCCGTCGTCATACCTGACCGACCTAAACGCCTTCCCCCCAGGTGGCACTTCTGTCGTTGACAACAAGGGGTATTACGCCGTCAACATACAACTGTCTGACTGTATCCCGACCAACCCTTGTGATCCAGGTTACCCGACAGTGCCCACCTTTACGTTACCCGCAAACCCTAATACCATAACACCTGATAATACCATTCGTACTTTTGGCTTCCAGTTTGTAACAACCATTGATCGGGTGCTCAAGAAGGTTGGGATCTACGCTCAGACAACAACTGACCACAGTATCGGCATCTGGGATTTTTCTGTTACTCCGCCCTTATTA